AAATCAAAGAAGGAATCCTTGGTTTTAACTTCATGCTTCTTTTGGAACGTCGTTTGGATAACGTTGTTTACCGTCTTGGTCTTGCGACTACACGTCGTCAAGCTCGTCAATTCGTAAACCACGGTCACATCCTTGTTGACGGAAAACGTGTTGATATCCCATCATACCGTGTAACTCCAGGTCAAGTTATCTCAGTTCGCGAAAAATCATTGAAAGTTCCAGCTATCCTTGAAGCGGTTGAAGCTACTCTTGGACGCCCAGCATTCGTATCATTCGACGCTGAAAAATTGGAAGGTTCATTGACTCGTTTGCCAGAACGTGATGAGATTAACCCAGAAATTAACGAAGCTCTTGTCGTTGAATTCTACAACAAGATGTTGTAATATTTTATTGAATAAGATAGGCTGTAAAGCCTTAAAACTAAGCACTTTAGGCCTCTATCCTAGAGTGCTTTTTTTGATTTTACTACCCTTTTAGTTACCCATAACTAATTTTAGGTATAGTAATAGGGTAGCCCAAAAATGGGGCACCCTTTTTTATTTATAAATTGCTGATAGCTGTCTCAAAGATTGAGACGGCTTTTTTAGCTCCCTCTTTGGTAGCATGGACATAAGTATTTAAAGTCATTGAGATATTAGAGTGACCTAGCCTATACTGCAAATCTTTAGCCTCTATGCCAGCGTATAGCATGATTGTAGCGTGAGTATGTCTGAAACCATGGAAACTAACATCAGGAACGCCAGCAACTTTAAAATGGCCTTGTAGTCTCTTTCTTAGCAAGCAAGCGTAAGCGTATTTTGTGGTGAAAGGAGTAAAGACAATTTTCACAGACCGTCCTAGTTGCCATGCCTGGATTTGTTGACGCTTTTTATATTCCTTAAGTAGTGACACTGTAGCTGTATCAATGTCAACCTCTCTTAGACCTGCTTTAGATTTAGGCGTGTTTGTTTCCTGGTATCTATTCAAAGTCTTAGAAATACTGATAATACCTTTCTTTAGGTCAATATCAGACCACTCAAGAGCTAAAGCCTCTCCTATACGGCAACCACTAGCAAGCAATGTCTTATAAAGAACGTAGTCAAAGAAATTTTCATAGCTAGACAAGTCTAGGTTGTCCAAGTAGCCTAAAAATTGTTTTAGTTCCTGGTTGCTGAAAAATTTGACTTTGTGCTCTTTATTTTGTTGCTTACGTGGGATGATGACATCTCTAGCTGGATTGTGCTTAATAGCTTGCATAGTAACGCCATACTGGAGAATACGGCGATTTATATTGTTTAGAAAGCTATAGTTTGCATACGCCCCTTTTTCGCCCTTATTGGCCTTGTCAGCCCACTTGTTGACTTGTTGCTGGATAATAGGAGTAGTAAGTTTTTCTAGCTTGTAATCGCCGAATACAGGCAAAATATGAATTCTTACGATACCCTCCATAGTTTGCTGAGAGTTAGGCTTGATTGTATTCTTGTAACTCTCCCACCATAAAGTGACTAGCTCTCTATAGGTTGTAATGGTTGGTTTTTCCTTTACGCTATATCCATTAGTTGCAAAAGCATTGACAGCCTCCCTAGCTTTGATTTTAACGCCCTTTTTAGTGCTGGCTGTAACGGTTGTCCTAGCCTTTTTCCCTGTAAGTTTATCAACGCCTAAATAAACACTTGCACGGTACACTGTAGCACCGTTTTTCTTTTTGTATTCTGTAATATTCATAGTCATACCTTTCTAACATCAGTAAGCAAGTATGGGATTTAGTTAAGTATTTATGAATATTGTTTTTATATGGTGCTGAGAGCTACGAGAATAGCCCTATTTTCGTTTGTTTTAGGTGTGATGATAATATTTGTATAGCTGAGCTATAAAATCGCTTTAAGAGCGTTTTAGGGGTTGTTTGCCTTGTTGAAATCTTCTAAGGCTTTTAAGTCTTTGGCGTAAGTTAATAGTTTTTGTTTACTATCCTCAGAAAGCTCGTTTATCACGTTTCTTAGCTCTGAGTGAGCAATAGAATATCCTACTATCTCTGGGATAGAGACTTCAAAGTATTTTTCTAAGATTTTTAACTGTTCTGGTGTGTAACTACCGTTATTATTCTCCCACTCTTTTATAAGCTCTAAAGGGATAGAAGTCTCTTTAGAGAGTGTTTCTTGAGTTATACCTTTCTTTTGTCTTAATTTAGGTATATTACACTCCCAAGCAAGGTGTTTAATGGGTTCTTGATACCCATAACCAAGTAGTATCGGAACAGATACCCCTAACAATTTTGCTAACTCTTCTGCTTTATTAGGCTTAATATCTGTTTCTAAGTTTTCCCATCGTGAGACAGTTTTTACAGATATATTGAGCTTATTGGCTATGTCTAATTGAGACAAGCCTGCTTTTTTTCTAAGCTCCTTAAGTTTATTTTTAGTCATTTTGTTGCTACCTTTCAAAAACGATTATAACACAAAAGGAGAAAAAAGACAAAAAAGTCTGTTTTTTAAAATAAAATACTTGACAAAGGACAAAAAAGTCTGTATTATAAACTTGAAAACAGACAAAAAAGTCTGTTTAGAAAGGAGGACGATATGTTTATTTCAACGGAATTAGCTGAAAAGGTACGTGTTAAACGTGCTAAGGCTCAGCAGACTAAAAAGGCTGTAGCTGAGGAATTAGGTATTAAACCACAAACCTATACCAAAGTTGAAAATGGAGACTATGACGCTCCAAAGCGTATCTATGAGGCAGTCATGAACTGGCTAGTAGAAGATTTATAAGATTTCTTGCTACCTTTCACTAAAAGAAATCTGAGCAACAAAAAAAGCCTAAACAGTCGGCAAACTAGCAAGGCTTTTCACTTAAACAACTAAAACCAAAAAAGCAAGTATGGGATTTAGTTAGGTATTTATTTAATTATATCACAAAATAGTGATTTGTGCCCAAACGAGAGAGCACTAACTCTTTAAACTGGTTCTTATTCATGCTTTCAATTTGGCGACTCAGAGCATGGATAAGAGTGACAGGAAAGGCATTAAAAAACTGTTAGGACTTTCTCCTAAAATTGGGAAAAAGTCCTGGAGCAACTATACAAATAAAACATAATAGAGGTCAAGACATGAGTACAATTATATCAGAAAACAGTATTTTTACTGTTAAGAAGTCAGACTATACCCCTGAACAGTGGGAAAGAATGCAAAAACGAAACGAGAGCGAAGAAAGAGCCAAGGCTCAGCTTTCTCAACTTTACGGGGGACGTGTAGCGACCATGATTTTATTTAACGTTATGGCTAGTTATAAGAAAACTTTTAAAAGGTTTGCAGATACCTATGAGGAGGCTTGTGATGGCCTAGGTATTCTTGTTGTTAATGACATCATCTCTAGAGCAGTCAACGGTTTACCAGCGCGAGGGGTAGAGCATAGATTGGAGGTAGTGTCATGAATGAACTAGATATAACCAATACACAGGCAATCATTCTACTTTTAGCTATCGGCTTATTATTCCTTTGCTTAAAGCGAATAGAGAGCCATAAACGTGACCTTTTAAAGCAGACAACAGAAACACCTAGTAAGGGTTTAAATCCTTGCTATGGGCGTTATATTCAGCTTGCAGGCGAGAAATACAATTAGAAAGGGGTGTAATATGCAACTATTATCAAGAGAGGCAGAGCTTGAGCTATTGGAAAAAGTGGGAGACCACTTAGAGAAAAGGCTTGAGCTTGAGCAACAGCACAATGACGGCTGGGATTTAATCGCTAGAGCTGATTTACTAGCTAAGCTAGGAATTAGTGGGACTACGTTGAATAACTGGGAAAAACACGGTTTAAAGCCGTATCAATCGCCTTTTGAAAACAGTAAGAAAATTTATTATCGGAAAAGTGATATATACAACTTTCTTGCAATAGATTAGGGGGTAAGCGTGGGAAATAGAAGAATGATAAGCAAGACGATAACCCAAACTCAGAGATTTTTAATGTTACCACTAGAGGCGCAGGCTCTATACTTTCACTTAATTCAAAACTCAGATGATGATGGGATAGTAGAGGCTTTTCCTGTTGTTAGGATGATAGGAGTTAGTGAGGATAATCTGAGATTGCTAATAATCAAGGATTTTATAAGGCCTCTAAATGATGAGATGGTTTATTTTATTGTGGATTTTCATGAACAAAATACAGTTAGAAAAGATAGATATAGTCCTAGTATCTATAAGCATTTATTAGAGAAACCACCTGAAGAATTTACTGGTTTACCAAGTGACAACCAAGAGGGAACCGTAGGTTTACCCAATATAAGTCAATATAAGTCAAGTCAATATAAGTCAAGTCAGAAAGACGAGGACGAGGATGAAAATCCAATCTTTGAAAAACTAAAGTCTGCTTTTGGTCAAATGTCAGTCAATGGGACAATGATGGAAGAAGTGAGAGACCTACTAGAAATCTACGGTAAAGAGCTAGTTATCTATGCTCTTGAGGTAACTATCCTGAATGCTGGTAAGTCAATTAGGTATACCAGGTCAATTCTTTCAAATTGGCAGGGGCTAGGACTTAAAACAGTAGAGCAAGTTAAGCAACATGAAGAACAAAGGCAAAAGCTGAAACAGTCACCTAAGCAAGCTGAGCCTATTAGCCGTGAAGAATGGCTAAAAACACGAACAGAGGAAAACCCATTTTAGGAGGGTATGCAATGGAAGATAAATTTGAGCAATATAACAACAGAAAAATTAGTGACAAGGTGTGTGAAGTACACCACGTTAATTTTTGGCAAATTTCAACACCTATTAGAGGGAGCAAGGAACGGAATACACAAGAGTTTTGTCCTGAGTGTACAAAGGAGCTAATAGATAGACAAGAGCAAGAGGGGGTCAATAATACCCTAAATGCTGAGACATATCTGAAAACCTACAATGTCCTTATGCGTGATAGTACAATACCTAAAGAGCTAAAAGAGGCTAGCTTTGAGAATTTCATAGCTGAAACAGCCGAAGAAAAGCAACTACTGGAGTTTGCTAAAGGACAAGTAACTAAATACCTAGACGGTATGACAGGAAATACCCTATTTACAGGCTCTACAGGCATAGGGAAAAGCCATTTAAGCGTTGCTATTGCTAAGGCTATAAACGAGGGCTACAAGGCCAAAGGAGAGCCTAAAAGCGTGCTATTTGTAAACCTAACAGAAATCCTTAGACGAGTTAGAGAGAGCTTTAGCTCTCCTACTAGCCTAGAGGGGCACTACTCAAGAATGTTAAAAGAGGTTGATTACCTGGTGCTGGATGATTTAGGTATAAAATCAGATAGCCTAAACAATAAGGGTAAGTCTGCCTGGGAAGAAGAGTTTATCTTTGATATTCTCAGCAACAGAGAAAAGACCATCATCACTACAAACTTGAGTAGCTCAGAAATCGCTAGTATGTATAGCGAAAGAGTGGCCAGCCGTGTCAGAACAGGCTTAGAGGGTAACTTTTTCAAGTCATTCACGATTAAGGATAAGCGTTACTCAATTAGTAGTCTAAAAGATAAAGTCGCTCAAAACTATGCAGGCTAAAAAGTATGCACGGGGTGCACCTGCACCCTAAGAATGGCTATTACTCAAAAAAGAGTAACAGTTCAAAGATAAGTATACGCTAGATATAACGTTTGCTTTCCAAAAGTGGAACTCAAAAAGCTCAAAAATGAGCAAAAGTACATTAAAAAGGGTAGTAAAAAGCGTTGAATAGTTGAAAATGTCAGTTATATCAACGCTTTAGGACTATAAGTATTACAACATTTACTTATCTTTCAAGCTATTAGTCATTTTTGCTTAACAGTTTTGTGACTCAAAAATGAGTAGCAAACAAAACTAATAACGCTGATACAGGAACCGAAGACTTTTCGACATTTTTGTCGCTCAAAGCTAACCCTAAAATGGGTTAGCTTACAATCGTACCTGTTTGTACACTTGTTGTAGCGTAGTTACAACTACAAGCCGATTACGGGTGTACCTGTAAGTACACCTGAACTAGAGGAGGTTTAATATGGCACTAAATGCAGAACAACTTAAAAATATGTTAGATAAAGGCTTTGTTTTATTCTCAAAAAATGGTATAATTAAGTCAGCCAAGTTACCTGAGTTTGGTAGTCTTACTATTAAAACGCAAGACGGAAAACCAGTTTACCAGGAAACAACAGCTATGACTAAATTTACTGCTGACTAGAAAACTAGAGGCATGATATAAGAGTTTAAACACTCTTTGTCATGTCTCTTTTTGTTTTAGTCAAAGCAAAAAAGAAAGAGGTATAATACCATGACACTAGAACAACTTAAGGCGCAAATTGATAGCTTAGGAACTTATAAGCAACAAAAGATTGAGGATTATGAGTCAATGCAAAAAGACCTAGCTGAAAAAGTCCGAAATCAACTTATGTATCAGTCTGAGGCTGAGCTACGCTTATATAACTTTAAGCAAGAGGCAGAGCAGTATTTAAATGCTGAGTATCAAAGTATTCTAGCTAAGCTAGACAGTGTTGAAAAGACAGAGCTAGAAAAAATCAAGTCAGAGTATGAACCAGTGACGGCTGATACAGTCGCTGAGTTGAACTTGTTGAGCACTATGAAAGTATCAGAGCAAGAGTTAGTAGGCTACCTGGAGAAATATAAGCGCAATCCATTGGCCATTAAGAAACTGCATGAAATCGGACTAGCTAACAGTATTTCTTTACCTAGTTATATCCTGAAAGAGGATAGATTAGCTGAACTATTAAAACTATTCAAGCAGTATGCTGAAACTTATCACGATACTCCAATTATTGATAGTTTAGGTTCGGCAAGTGACTTAGCTTTCACGTTGGTTTTTGCTTATGAAAACATGGATGAGGCCTTAAAAAGATATACTAATCATTTTGATACAGCTCTAGGGCTATATCAAGACTTATAAAATCAGTTTAAAGTGTATCAGTGATAAAAAGCCTGGTACACTTTTTAGAACGGTTTACGGAGCGTTTAGAGCGTTCCAATGAAGTATAATTTCCGAAACGAACACGGTGAGAGGGTGCTAAATGGAGAGAGATGTTAGAGGGCGTTTTTTACCAGGTAATCAAGTTGCTAGAGGCAATCGAGGAAATAGACAACCGAAGTATGGAAACAATAATGCTATGAAACACGGTTTATATAATCGTTATACAGGCCTTTTACCTAGTAGAAATGGTAGCCTTTCAATCTATAAAAACGGAGTGTATTTAGGCTCTTTGCGTAAGGAGTATTTTCACACTACAGATAAAGGCGAGATAATGATAGATGTAAAAACAGTACAACGCCTAGTAGATGTATATGGCTTGCCTGAGAGTATTTTCGGAGAGCCTGAGTATGTTGAATACTATGAGTAGTGTCCATTTTTGGACTTGACAAAGGAGAGAGGGGCAACTAATGGAACTTGATGAAGTTAAACAACGACTTGAGAGCGTTAAGTGGATAAATAAAGAAATAGAGGGCTTATATTTAGAGCTCGGTTCTTTAGAAAGTGGTATCATTAAAAAACAGCAACTTAGCAGTACTAGAGTGCAAACCAGTAGGATAAATACTACAGAAAATGACCTTATTAGTGTTCTGAAACTAAAAGAGGATATACTACAGAGAATCGAACGCCTTACTGAGGAAAGAATGGGAATATCAAGAATAATTGATAAATTAGACAATCCACTTGAGCGCTCTGTAATTAGGTTGTTTTATTTTAATAATCTTGTAATTGATGAAATCGTAGATGAGATAGGACAATCAAGAACAACTGTATACCTAATAAGGAAAAAAGCTATAAAAAACTTAGCAGGTGTATTTAATACAGATTGATTTATCTATGTTAAAACCCCTAGATTACCCTAAGGTTACATATTTAAAAATAGCAAGGTTTTAGCAAGGTATTGTACTTTTTTAGAACTATAGAATGGTAAGGTTTTGGTAAGGTACAGGAGTTTTCCAATGGTGAGGTTTTGGTGAGGTTATGTATTTAAAAATACTAAGGTTTTACTAAGGTACAAGAGTTGTGGTAAAATTAAGGTAGAACAATGACTGTAAAGCAAAGAGTTTGAACTAAGGGCAGGAGGAATGCAATGAAACTCTGGGAATTTAACCGTACAGATGTAGTTATCACACTTAAAGATGGCGTGGTAGTTAGAGGATTTGTAGAGGACTATTGTGACGCCTTTGACAATGCAGAGGAGATGGACTCCTTACTTGTAGATGTTGATGGTACTCTTTATGAGTATTTTGAGGATGAAATTCTTAGCATTTCAGTAGCATAGTGCTTGGAACAACCTAGGCGCTCTTGCCTGCCTTGTTTGGAAGAAAACACTACGGAAAAGGATTTAGATTTATATGGCAATATTAGATGATTTACAAGCGTTATATGATAACGGTTGGGACGCCTCTTTTGTCTACAAAGGACAAGACTGTGCTATCTTACCCAATTCTACAACAGATATACAGGTCTCTATAGGAGCTAAAACGTATGTAGTATCCTCTCTTGATGACTTAATAAACCTATATATTGACGGCCAAAAATTGTCAGATGTCATGTCTAAAACAGAGGTACAGTATTATTAAAATAAAAAGCACCTATAACAGGTGCAATTTACTTGCTTACTGAACTCATCAATTTAATCCCCTTTTAGTTACCCTTTATATTTTCTCTACTTATTTATAAGCAATAAACTTTGGTAGAAACAAGGCAAAAAACAGAGCAGGCTTAGGCCTGTTTTTCTGTACCTTTTAATAGGAAGATAACAAAATGCTTTAATTTTAAGAAATATCTTACAGAAAGCCTACAACAGTGGGCTTTTTGTTTTTAAAAAATAAAAAATAAGAAAAATTTATCTCAAGTTCTTGACAAGGGAGAAAAAGTAGGTATAATAGAAAGAGTTGAAAAGC